CAGGGTGTGTAGGACAACCGTGCGGTTGTATGCAAGGTTGCACGTGCCCTAGGTGTCATACGAGCGAGGTTTCTTACAACAACGAGGAGTCCCAAGACCTGGGAAAAGCATTAGCGGTTGAGACTGCCGAGCCAGAGGCTAAATATGTTTCTGGCAAGACTCAACCGCGTGATGCTAAAGGTAAGTTTCGCACAGTTCTTGCTCGACTAAAGCAGGATATTGGCGATTCTGGTCTACAAAACGTTCTTGACAAGGTTAATGAGGCTGAAGGGCTAGGCAACTCAGGTGATTACATTGAGGCTGCACGCTCTGCAACAGATGTTATCGGACTCATTGACCGTATTGACTCTGGAGCTCTTAACCCAGAGGCTCTAACTAACGTGCGTGAGAGCGCACGTGCTCTAGGCGAGACAATCGCCAATCTACCTTTACCTTTTGGAGCAGACGCTACAAAGGTAAGATTTAGCGATCTACCTCCAGCGCTACGTGATCTTGTCGATGACATGATTATGAGGGTGGAGGCTAAGATCGGTAAAAAGGATGCGGACGTCGCTACCGAAGGACTACGCTCCTATATGGCCGGAGGAGATTTCCTTAACCAGAGCCAAATAAGCTCTGAGTTAAGTAAGATGCTTCGACTATTAACCTAATAAAAGCAATATATTATTCAATTCGGGTGGAGTGCCTCCACGCTATTGCAGCGGAGTCCCTCAGCCTTGGACTGATCAACGAGACGAATGAGAATATCTCGTTCGTCGTGACTGGCCCGGAGGAGGGACAGTAGTGGACCGTATTAAAGAAATGCTAGATACACTAACTGAGCTTAACGAGGATCAACTCGCTGAGCTTCAAAGTGCTATTGTCGGCGAATTTGAGACGGTTGAAAAGGAAGATCCAACTCCCCAGACAGTAGATGCGATGACATCACTAGCTGACATGCTTGACACAGTACGCAATGAAGCAAAGCGTCGCGAAGCACAAGTTGAAGAACTTGCTGCACGTGCCGCAGAGGCTGCAATGCGCGTCAAGGGTGAAGCTGAAGATGCTCCAAAGGCTGAAGGCGAAGCCGAACCTATGGAAGAGGACAAAGAAGCTGAAGAAGCTCCTGCTGTTCCTGCTATGGAAGAGGAAAAGCCAGCAGACAAAGAGCCGATGGCTGAAGCGTCAACTGCTGTGGAAACTGGTTCGGAACTATCGACCGACGACACAATCGCTGAGACAGTAGTCGAAGCAACACCAGCTACCGAGGTAGCTGTAGAAGCTGCACCTGCAACAGAACCTGTAGCAGAAGCAGCCGTAACAGAAGTTAAGGCAGAAGAAGCCGCACCTGCGGAATTCGCTGCCGAAGAAGCTAAGGTAGAAGCAGTTGCTGAAGAAGCACCTGCTGTAACTGCAGCAGCAGACGAGGCACCAGTTGCCGAGGCTGTAGTTGAAGCTACTCCTGAGGCTGAAGCATCAACAACAACAGAAACAGCTCAAGTTATTGAGCAGAAGGAGCAGGAGGCACCAGTGACCGCCGCAGTATCATCAGAAGAAACTTCAAACATTGAAGTTCCAGCTGACCGTCGCCCAGTAGCTCAGGCTTCAGTAGCCGCCGTGGCAATCACAGCGGGTGCTGACATTCCTGGCTACTCAGCCGGCAGCGAAGTAAAGGACATGACAGAAGTAGCTGGCCTTATGGCAAAGCGTCTTCATGGATTCCGTAACGTAAATGGTGGAAATGGAGAGCAGCACATCGTTGCTTCTTTCTCAACATCATTCCCAGAAGAGCGCACATTAACAAATGATGCAGAATCAAACTGGGCAAAAATCCAAGCAGTAACAGCTCCTGAGGCACTTGTTGCTTCTGGTGGCCATGTTGCACCATTCGAAGTTAAGTACGATATCTTTGGTATCGGAACAACCGCTCGTCCAGTGCGCGACTGCCTACCTAAGTTCCAAGCTAACCGTGGCGGTATCCGCTTCGTAACTCCACCAGTACTTAGCTCATACGCTAACGCTGTTGGTGTTTGGACAAACGCAGTTGACACAAACCCAGGAACTGACACCAAGCTTAGCTTGACAGTTGCTGCAGCAGCAGAGACCACCGTCGCAACTGACGCTGTAACTCTACAAATGCAGTTCGGTAACCTTGCAACACGTGCATATCCTGAATTGATCGCTCGTCACAACGAGCTTGGTCTAATCCAGCACGCACGCGAAGCTGAGCAAAACCTAATGACTAAGATCGGTGCTGCTTCAACAGCAATCACATCAACATCCTTAATCGGATTTGGTCGCGACTTCTTGGTTCAAATGGGCCGCGCAGCAGCAGCTTACCGTTCACGTCACCGTCTAGAGACTGATGCGCCACTTCGCGCAATCATTCCTGGCTGGGTAAAGGATGCAATGGCAGCAGATCTAACCATCGCAATGCCTGGCGACAACACACTTAACGCATACGCAGAAATCGACGGCTACGCAGCATCACGCGGCGTAAACCTATGTACTTCTCTGGATGCAACAGTGTTTGGTTCACAGAGCGCAGCAGCGATGTTGGAGTTCCCAGATTCATTCGCATGGTACCTATTCGCAGAAGGTTCATTCTTGTTCCTTGATGGCGGTACTTTGGATCTTGGTATCGTTCGTGACTCAACACTTGTTGGCACAAACGACTACAAGATGTTCGTTGAAACCTTCGAAGGTGTCGCGTTCGTCGGAGTAGAATCACTTCAGATCACAAGCACCATCAACGTAAACGGCGTGGCAGCAGCCCTCCGTGATACAACAGGTGGCGCAACAGCTGCGGCGATTGAGTACTAAGCCGTAACCACTTTAGTAATGTTGAGGAGGGGCTCGGAAACGGGCCCCTCCGATACAAATAATCAAACAAACTTTTAGATTAGGAAGTAAAGATGGCCTTCAAGGGAGTATTTGAAGCACCTATGGTTATGGGTGCTAGCTTTGGCCTATTGGGCTGTGTTAAGCCTGACACAAAGTCGAATGAAGACCAGTGGGTACGTGGTTTTTCCCAATACTGGGACAGTGGAGTATACTCCGCTAAAAACTGGGACGACACAGACACAACGTCATACACAATTGCAAGCAACGCAACACCAACTCGCTATCTCGAAGTTAACCCATTTTTTATCGAGGTTGAGGACTACCGCTCAACATTAGGTCTACTTGGTGTAGATCACATTGAAAGAATTAAACGTCAGGCAGACTGTATTACACAGAAGGCTCTTGAAAAAGAGCTGTGGGACGGAGCTATCCGCCTTGGTGAGAGCCACTCAAATCGAGCACTAGTAGATCCTGCCGCTACAATACTTAACTCAGGTACAGCCCTATCAGCTCGTCGCGCACTTGCGCTTCTTGAGCAGACAATTGGAGATACCTCAGCGTGTGGAATTCAAGGAGTCATTCACATGACCCGCGACGTTGCAGCGCTTGTTGCAAGCTCAAGCTTAATTTATCCTTCAGCTGGAAGCGGTGACGCCTTCCTTAGAACTGTTGGTGGAACTCCGGTAGTAATCGGTTCTGGTTACTCAGGAGCAGGCCCAACCGACGCGGCTGGAGACACAGAAACACCTACCGCAATAAACAAATGGATGTACGCCACCGGTGATGTCAGGGTTGTTCTTGGCGACATCGATGTCGTTACTGATACTCTAGCACAGGGCTATGCCGTATCAGGAAATCAAAACGACATGCGTCTTAAAGCAATTCGCCCAGCGGCGGTTTACTTTGATTCGTCTGTCCACTTAGCAGTAAGAATCGATCTAACAGCGTAGAATTATCTACGTTGATAGCTAAATAAGGAGAAAGAAACACATGGCAACTCAAGATTACGCCGCAAGTATTCAAGGCGTGTCCATTCGGGTTACTCGCCTCGATGCGGCCGGTAATCTTCTGAACACACCAGGAGACAGCTACACTACGTCAGCTTTCATCCGCGTTTCGTTTACGCCTGAGTATGAAGAAGGAGACGAAATTACAGAGAAGGCTGCCGATGGCACCGTCTGTGTAGTTTACAAGTCTCCAGATACGCTAAAGCGTATCACAATGGAACTGGCAATTTGTGAGCCAGATCCTGAACTAACACAACTTTTGTCCGGCGGTCTCTTGCTTCGCAAGAACCTCGGAACATTCGCAACACCAAACCGTAAGTCAATTGGTTGGTCTTCACCAGCAGTAGGAGATGATCCTGCAGCAACTGGTGTCGCAATCGAGTGCTGGTCACACGCAATCAAGGATGGCAAGAAGTCATCTACATTGCCTTACTTCCACTGGGTTTTCCCATACGTAAAGGTTCGCCAATCTGGCGACCGCGTAATTGAGAATGGTTTGCTTGCAAATACATTTGAAGGTTACGGCCTTGGAAACTCTCTGTTTGGAGAAGGACTTGATTCTCGCTGGGAGTACCCAGTTGCCACAGAGCGTCCGTACTCATACGCACGTTCAACATGGGCACCAACAGGACGTAATGGTTTCTACAGATGGCACCCTACTCTTGTGGCTGCTGTGTCAAATAAGGCAGTTACAACTAACGTTGCAACACTTACGACATCAGCTGCACACGGATTTGAAGTTGGTGACAGCGTCGTAGTTACTGGAGTAGATGGAACACTAAACGGTACCTACACAATTACCGCAATTCCAAGCACTACGCAGTTCCGTTATGCTAAGACAACAGGAGACGTTGCCTCAACAGCAGTATCACCTGTAGGCGCAGCAACCGTACCAACAAACAGCCGCGCAGTTACTGACTTCACAAGCCAGGGCTCAACAACAGCGTATAACATCCCAGGAAACAATGATTACAACGCCGATCTACCAATCGACTTTATCATTGCTTCAAACGAGGATCCAACAGCGTAATTTAAGTATAGCAGGCGGTGTGCCGATGTGTAATAGGTATACACAGGTACACCGCCTGTTTTTATTAAATAAGACAAGAGGGACGGTATGAGTAATCTTTGGGTAACACCCGACGAGCTTGGCGCACCTTACGCCGACTCAGAGTTTGCCTATGAAGCGTGCAAGTCAGCATCTGGACTTCTTTGGTCAATGTCAGGTCGCAAGTACAGTGGAATCACGACTGTAACAGAGCGATACGTCTGCCAAAACCGAATCTTCCGCTATGGCGCATCTACAAACACGTATCAAGCAGTGCTTCTTGACGGAGCAGTGTTTAACATCCCAGCTGATGAGTTTGAGGGTGGAGTAACTGACGGTTTGTCTCCAGAGTCCCGTATTCGTCTTCGTGGACGCCCTGTAACAAAGATTCACTCGATTCGTCGTCGTGACGGAGTTATTCTTGACCCATCGGCGTACTACCTAGTAGATCACTCGACAGTGCAAGCTGCCACAGGTATTCCTTGGACCCCGTGTAACCTAGAAATTACATACTCGTATGGCACGTATGCTCCTACTATGGGAAGAATGGCCGCACGAACACTTGCAATTGAATTTGTAAAGCTTTTTGAAGGGTCTGATGACTGTGCTCTTCCACAGCGTGTCACATCTATAGCACGACAAGGCGTCTCCTACACGCTTCTAGACAGCCAGGACTTCATCGAAGAGATGCGCACTGGTATCTACATGGTAGATCTATTTCTTAAGTCTACAAACCCGGACAAGGCACGAGCAAAGGCTCGTGTATTTTCTCCTGATGTTCCACGTGGACGTCGCTACACTCCAAAGCCTCTTCGTCTTGGTACGAGTGAGCTTGACATTGAGGTAAAGTCAACTGGAGGGTCTGTTACCGTTCCTCTCGAGTACATCGCGGCAGAATTTCTTATTGAAGAAGGCGACTGGGTTCCAAACCTCATTATTCGCAACTATGGACAAACAAAGCAGCTTGATACTGACCAAGGTGCGGTAAGTATTGATGAGGCAGCGTATGACATTACGTTTAACGTTAGCTACGCGAACGCCCTTAGCGTTCTAGGCATGGTTGACCCTGGTACGTATGATCTTTACGCCTCAAGACCAAGCGTGGAATCACCGGGAACCACCGAGACTGTTCTTATCTGCTCAGGTAACATAAGATTCCAACTAGCGGACGCAAATATCAACGCCTTTACGCTTGGAAGCTCTTAAAACTAACGACACTAAGGAGAAATAACGATGCAAGACAGCAAAATAACGTTTAAGATCTCGAGTCCTGCTCAAGACCGCTCTAACGCAGCTAGCAAGGCTGCTCACAAGGGTTTAGAGACACTTTTGTCGTCTCCAAGGCTAATTACGCAGGTACGGAACAAAGGTATCTAAATGGCTGCCGTATACGACGTTTCTAACGTAGATCCAGACGCACTTAGTCTTAAAAACATGATGGACCAGGTCCTCGAAAAGGTTACATCCGTGCTTACATCGTATGGAGTGCCTCTACCTGCTCGCTGCTACTGGACAATGGGAAATCCTGCTATCGACTGCGAACAGCTTGTCGTTTCATTCATTCAAATGTATCTTGGAACTCCAGGTGACCAGGCGTCAACCCCGCAAAGATGCCACATGCCACGAACAGCAGTTCTAGCTATCTCCATTGCTCGTGAGGTACCTGTAGTTGGAGTAAACGGCCGTCCTCCGTCAGCTGAAAAGATCGAGGCTGGCAGTGCGTTATCCGCCGTTGATGCGTGGGTGCTTATGGAGTCAATGAAGTCATTTGATCCTTGGGATGAGACTGGCCTAGGACTTGGAGTTATTGCAACTGTTGATGCTCCGACTGTTGAGGGCGGTTTTCAACTTGTCAACATGCAACTCTCTGTGGTGGTGCCGTAATGGCAAACGTCGTAGACATAAAGTTTTATCCAAATTTCAACCACATGCTCAACGGAGCAGGTGGAATGGTTGATAACAACATGCGTCGTCGCGCGCTTACAGTTCAAGCAGCAGCACGCAGGCAGGTTGGAAAAAGAACTGGCTTTCTTGCAAAGTCAATTCACTCAAGGAGAAGTCGTGACACCTTCGGACCTTATTGGTACGTAGGTTCAACGGTTAGCTACGCATACATGCATCATGAAGGCACCCGCCCTCATACGATTATGCGCAGCGGGGGAGGCAAACTTAGGTTTGCAACTAGCGGAGGAATAGTGTTTGCTCCTATAGTTAGACACCCAGGAACTAAGCCAAATAGATACCTAAAAGACAGTCTCTATCTCGCTTTAGTTTGATAAAATAATAAATCGAGACACTAGTCTCAATGACACAGGAAAGAGAGAAAAATAATACATGACTACTAGATTCAAGGACTTTGGATCGGGTGAAGGTGTTGAAACTAGCCCGTTGTCCTTTAAGCTTCATAACGAGGAATTTCACTGCGTTCCAGCAGTGCAAGGAAAGCTTATGCTGCAACTTGCTGCAAGCTCTGGGGATAATGACCCATCTAAGGCAGCAGGAATGATTGACACGTTTTTTGCGCAAGTACTTCTTGAGGAAAGCTACACACGCTTTTCAACTCTTCTTGCTAGCGAAAAAATCGTGCCAGTTGAAACGCTGGCAGAAATTACGGCATGGCTTGTAGAGGAATACTCAGGCCGCCCTACGGAGCGGCCAGAAGTCTCCTAGAGTGGGGGATTGACCTCTGGCCCTATGTGAATGGAAGAGCATTAGTGAACGGACTGCAACTCGCAAGCATGCCTGCTTCAGACATGTTAGACGTTCTTCACTACTTCCTTGAGGATGATATGAATTACGGTACCGCAGAGCAAGCCGATGCTCGTGATGCTGTTCGTACTCAAATCTACGAAAGCATGTATGACACTACCTATAAGTATGGGAAGAAAAATACAGCTAACTCGTTTGACGCGTCTACGATAAAAGATTTTGATGATCCTGAAGAGAAGATGCCCGAACCGTTCAACCCAGCAATGAAGCCAAAGCGCTACGTTGCACCAACAGCAGTTGATGCAGACTCACCGCTTCCGTTTGGTAACGTGCTGGATGCACCATTAGAAAATAACTAGTAAGAACTTAAGGAAGGAGGTGAGAACAGAGTGGCAGTAGTTGGCGAGGCGTCGATAATTATTCGACCAATCACTACCGGTTTTGCTGGAGCTGTTAAGAAAGATCTTGACAGAGTTGGCGGACTTGCCGGCAGTGCGGGTACACGTGCTGGAAAGACATTTGGCG